TACCTTCATGGCTGCTACTAGCGTTGACGCTGCAGCTGCTGGTACAATGGTATTCGGTACACAGACACTTGGTATCTCTGCTGATGCAGATACTATTGACGCTGTAACTGTCATCTCTGGCACAACTTCAGGTGCTACTGCTCGTGTATGGGCTATCGTCGTAGACGTAAACGAAGCAACTCGTGACGCTGCTGAAGTAGTACGCGACGTACTGGCTTAATAGCTAACTAAGGGGCCCCTTCGGGGGCCTCTATCCCACTTATTATCAATACCCTCTAAGGAGGTTATTCATTATAGGATTAGGAGACGTTAATGTCCACATACGTAACACTCGTCAATCAGCTCCTAAGACGCCTTAATGAGGTGGCTCTTGATGCAGCTGGTGATGGTTTCACAACAGTAAAAGGAGTTCAGGCTTTAGCTAAGGACTCTATCAACAGCTCTATTCGCCGTATCTTACAAAATGGGCACGAGTTTCCATTTCTTAAGACAACGTACACACATACACTAACAGCTCTCCAGCGTGAATATAGCTTCCCTTCTGACTTCTCAACTGTTGACTGGGATTCTTTCTTTCTTAAGGTTCACACCACTGAGGGCAATGAGCCTCGCTTGCTTAAGCCTATTGCTTACGAAGAGTACCTAAGCTCATACCGGGTTTCGGATGAAACAAACACAACTGGTGATTCCCCAATCCTGGTGTACCAGACCTACGAAGAGAAGTTTGGTGTATCTCCTCCACCTAATACAGACTATCAAATAGAGTACGTGTACTTCGCGTACCCTAACGATCTGACAGCGTATAACGATGTAGCTATTATTCCTTCTCGGTTTGACCACATCATTGTCGATGGTGCTATGATGTACCTGATGCGCTTCCGTAGTAATGACGCCCAATCCCAGATTCACCAAGCCAACTTCGAGAATGGTATCAAGTCTATGCGTAACCTCCTGCTAGACGATAAGCTTCGTGTACGTTCTACTGTTATCGAGAGATCAAACTTACCCCGAGGCTTCTCAGGTGTAGCTAATGCCTGATAATCTAAGATCCTTTAAGGTATCATGTAAGGGTGGCCTAAACACTAGCCGTGACCTTCTCTCTCAAGGGGAGGTTAAACCTGGTTCAGCTATTGCCATGATTAACTACGAGCCCGCCCTAACTGGTGGGTACCGTCGTATTAGTGGCTTTTTGAACACCTACGGGACCGTCCCCGGCACAGGTGCTGTACTAGGTGTAGCTGTAGCCAACGGTATCAACAGCGGTATCTTGGCGTGTCGTACACCGTCAGCAGGTACTGACTACTTACACTACTGGGATGGGGCTGCTTGGCAAGCTGTAACCACAGCGGGCTCTCCGACAATGACAGGTGTTACTAAGGTTCGTTTCACACGGTTTAACTTTGGAACTCCTAAAGTTATCCTGACGGACGGTGTTAATCCAGCTTCCACCTATGATGGAACAACTTATACTCAGATCGCACATGTACAAGCCCCTTCAAGCCCTCGGCTAAGCATCGAGTTTAAGAACCACATCCTACTCGCAGGTGACCCTACTGAGGATACCAACGTTTACTTCAGTGCTCCTTACGATCCTACTGACTTTGCTTCAGGTAATGGAGCTGGTGTTATAAACGTTGGCTTCCCTGTAGTAGCTATGAAGCCTTTCCGGGATGCTCTGTACATCTTTGGTATCAACAACATCCGTAAGCTAACAGGACTTGATGCTTCTGACTTTAAGATAGAAGTCGTTACAGATAATCTAGGTTGCTTGGCTACTGACAGTGTTATGGAAGTAGGGGGTGACCTACTCTTCTTATCACAGGATGGCCTTCGCCCAGTAACAGGGACCGACCGTATCGGTGACGTTAACTTGGAGACAGTCTCTAAGGATATCCAGTCTATCATTACAGGTGTAGTTCTTAGGTTGGACCTTGATGCTCTAAACTCTGTAGTAGTGCGCTCTAAGTCTCAGTTTAGACTTCTCTTTGGCGCAGCTGACAGTCAAGGGATTATAGGTGCTCTTAGACCAGGTGAGTCTGGTATTGAGTATGAGTACGGTCAGCTACTCGGTATTGAGGCTACCTGCGCCTCGAGTGGATACATCGGTCAGACTGAGTTTGTAATACACGGGGATTCAGCAGGGCTTGTACATAAGCAAGAGGTTGGTACATCCTTCAATGGGGAACCTATCTTTAGTGCATTCCAAACACCATTCTTCCACATGGAAGACCCTGAGGTGCGTAAAGTTGTATACAGCATTTCAACATACTTACGTTCAGAGGGGACTAGTGATATTGTACTTGGCGTTGAGTACGACTACCAGACCCCTGACGTGCTAAGCCCTACTGACTACAATCTACCTATTGAGGGTGTAGCAGCTTATTACGGTGAAGCACTGTACGATTCTACAGCCATCTTTGACGGCAACCCTTCCCCAGTGTTTAGAACAAACGTAACGGGGTCAGGTAAATCAGTATCTCTAAGGTACGTGACTAACGGAATAGAGGCATCCCATACTATCCAAGGGGTTGTCATAACATACGGACTAGGAGATAGACTCTAAATGGCAGGTTATACCAGACAGTCAGTCGCTGACATCATCGCTAGTGCAGTTATTCGGGCTGCGCCAGTTAATGCTGAATTTAATGCAGTGCGGGATGCTTTTGCACAGGCCACAGGTCACACTCACGACGGCTCAGCCTCTGAGGGAGCTTACGTTCCTCTTATCTCAGACACAAGTGCTTTTAATAAAGTAGTAGTTGACTCCACAAACAACCGCATTAGCTTCTATAGTGATGTATCATCCGTAGCAGTTGAGCAAGTGCGTATTGAAGACGGTGTCTTTGTTCCTGTCACAGATAACGATGTGGACCTTGGATCAGCTTCTGCTGAGTTTAAGGACTTGTACTTAGATGGTATTGGTTACATTGATACTCTAGCTGTGCACGAGAATGCTACAGTAGCAGGTACTCTAGCTGTAACTGGCCTCTCTACTCTTGCTAGTGTTGATATTGATGCAGGTACAATTGATGGTACGGCCATTGGTTCTACTACTCCAGCTGCAGGTGCCTTTACAACACTATCGTCTACGACAGGCATCGCCTCCAACCTTATACCTTCAATTGACTCCACATACACACTTGGTGACGCGTCTAACTACTGGTCTTCAGCACATATAGATGCTATTACAACTACAGGTAACGTGACAGTAGGTGGTGCCCTCTCCGTAACTGGGACAGCTGACTTCACTAACACAACCCTAAACAACGTGAGTGACCCTACCACAGCCCAACAAGCGGCTACTAAGGCCTACGTTGACGCTCAGGTGTCTGGTCTTGTCGATGCTGCCCCAGGTGCCTTAGACACGCTCAATGAGCTTGCAGCAGCTATTGGAGACGATGCTAGCTTTAGTACGACTGTCACAAACAGTATTGCAACCAAGCTTCCCCTAGCTGGTGGTACAATGACAGGTAACATCGCCTTGGGTGGTTACCTCATAAACGGTGCAGCCTTAACACCTACTACAGCTTCTGAGCTAACTTCTAAGAGCTACGTTGATAGTATCCTGGGGTCAGCCACTGCTGCCTCAGATACCGCCGCCGCTGTTGAGGCTACCTATGACGCCTTTGATGACCGTTACCTAGGTAGCAAGACATCTGCGCCTACATTAGACAATGATGGTGACACACTCCTGACTGGTGCGTTGTACTGGGATAGCACTTCTGGTGGTTTGTATGTCTGGAACGGTGCAAGCTGGGAGATTGCAGGTCAGCGTGATGAGTTGCTACAGGCCATCGCAGCCACCAAAACAGTCACAGCCGTTGACGTATTCGTCTATGACACCTCGAAGGACTCTGACGGTGGTGCATGGCGTAAGCGCACACAAAGCACAAGCTGGTACAACGAGACGCTGAACACGGCTACCCGTGGCTCTCGACGTGAGTTCCCTGCGGTTGCTGTGATTGTAGCTGAGGCTGCAAAGGTTACTATTTATGATGGTGATGATCCAAGTCTGCCGATGTGGATGGTGTTTAATGCCAGCACGTCGAATATGCTTATTCTCGGCGGTGGCTATTCACTTATTGGCGGGCTGTCTGCTCTCAATGGAGTGTTTACTGCTTGCAGCTCAGGTATCGCAGCCGGAGGTTTGAACGTAATCAACCTTATCGCTGACATTGGAAACACTGTAAATCAGTATGCGCCTCCCACATTTAGCGCCACCTACACTGGGAAATATACAGGTTCAGTGGCGGATAGGAACTTAGGCTTGGGGTTTGCGGCTTCAACAGGATATCTAAGCAACACTATTGTCAACCGCACCGTCAACGATGTAGCCATGACCGTCTTGCCCGACGCTCCGATTGACTCTGCGACTGGGCTTCCTGTGCCTACGATTGCAGTGGCGACTGCTGGTGGCGTGAGTGTGATTAAGGATGATGGGACGGTTGTTGATATTACTGGGTCTCTAAGTGGTTCTGAGGCTTCTGACCATGCTGTTCTATTTGATGACGTTAATCGGCTTTGGCTTGTAGACCGTGGTTTTGTTAATTACGGGTTTTACCTTGTCGGGTTTAATTTAGTTCCGTCTGCGGATACAACAGTATCTTCTGCTGACTTTAAGTATTCCACAACATCTTCTACGGCTGTGTTTGGCAACATTCGGACGCTTGGAGTCACTTCAAATCTGGCTATTTCTGCATCTGCCAGTTCTTCTGGTTTGACTAAATACTCACACGGTATTGATGCCGATGATGGCATGGTCGCCTACACTACCTCCACCTACAACACAGGCTGGATGAACGGCGACGTCAAGGGTGCCTTCCTGTCCGACACCGATGACACCGATCTGGTTGGATCTGGTGAGTTGGTGACGAATGGGACGTTTGATACCGATACGAGTGGGTGGACTGGCCGCAATGCTAACACCACCCTTGCGGTTTCTTCTGGAAAACTCAGCGTCTCAGCTGGTGCAGCAGATACGGCTTATGCCTATCAACAAATTACCGCTGAAGCGGGGACTCCTTTGGTTCTGACGCTTGATTATTTTGATATAGCTGGCACTTCAAGGGTTTATATTGGTGTTGGCCCCGGAACTGATACTTACTACGATAGCGGCAACCTTTCTGGTGACGGCTCTTTAACAGTTACGTTTACTCCAACATCTGCTAATCCTTACATTTCTCTTTACGCAAGCATTACGGCGACTTTGGGTTTTGAGAGTCAATACGACAACATCTCCGTCAAACTCGCAGACGCAGACCGCTCGGTGAACGACAACGGCCTGATCGTCAACGGCACTGTACCCCGCACCCCTGTAGCAACTGGTGCTGATCTGGTGGCCTACGGTGGGTTCTCTGCCAGCAACTACCTTGAGCAGCCGTATAACTCTGACCTTGATTTTGGGACGGGTGACTTCTGTGTGATGGGGTGGGTGAAAGGCTGGAACCCTGCCGCTGGTCAATACACAGTTCTTTCACGCCTTGGGACAAATGCAATTACCTTTGGTAAAGACAGCTCCTCCAATAAAATGGCTGTTTTCCAGAGTGGGCGAATGACAGAGATTAACTCGGTAACGCAGTTGGATCAAAACTCTTGGTCGCATATAGCGTTTGTTAGGTCTGGTTCTTTGATGTATCTTTATATCAACGGGGCTTTTGATAATTCAGCATCAATGCCAAGCTGGAACTTTGATTTGGCTGACGGTGTTGTTCAGGTTGGAACGTATGCGGGATCACAAAATAATGGTGGCTCCATAGCCCTTCTGCGCATTTCCGCTACCGCACCAACAGCCTCTCAGATCGCCAAAATATACAACGACGAAAAGGTGCTGTTCCAAGAGAATGCACAGGCAACCCTCTACGGTTCCTCGGACGCTGTAACTGCCTTGGCTCACGACAGTGACACCAACCTTCTCCATGTAGGCACCTCGGCTGGACGTTCAGTCTTCCAAGGTCTCCGTCGAGTATCCAACACGACCACTGCGGTCGGAACTGCAATCAGTGCCAGCAATGGCCTAGTGGTCGAGGAGTAAAACATGACTGTTTATATTGAAAAGCCAGCGGTTAATCTCCGTGAAGAACTGGCCTCCCTGCGTAATCAGGGGGGTTATCAGGAGCAGCAGTTTTGGTTTGCTGCCGATGGCACTGAAACTGACTTTGCAATGGAGAATGGCTGGAAACCCTTGCACGTTTTCGATGCTGGCCTCTTGCAGAAAGAAGGTTCTGGTGACGAATATACGGTGGTCTATGACGGCTTCACCTACACAGTGTCGTTCAACGTAGCACCTACTAATGGCAACGACATTGGCGTGATTGGAGTTAAAGCATGACCGTATTCGTAAACAAGGGCGACCTACCCCTGACACCAGCACAGCTTGAGAAACGAGCGCAGAAGCACATCAAGCGGATCTGGCCAGACCAAGCCCGTGAGAAGTCTATCCGCATTGCTGACGGTGCTTTCGATACCTTCATGACTTCCTTCTCCGTAGATCACGATGTGAACCTAGCCAACAACACCTTCAACTGGAAGCTTGCTGAATACCGCAAGGCCACTGCACGGCTAGCTCGTTATGTCTTAGCTGATGGTCGTGCTGAAGTCTATGAGGATCAGCCGACAGGTGATTATGATGAGGAGGGCAATGAGGTCATGGTGAGTGTGCTTGTGCAGTCCGCTGTAGAGCCACTTGATGCTACTGTTGAAGTCATGACGTATGACGTTGATGGCGATGGGACCACTGAAACTGTTGCCAACCCTCTGATCGTTGTTGATGAAGCCGAGCGGGAAGCTGCTCAGTCTATCGTCGATGGTACTCCTGTAGAGGTGAAGGACTGGGTATGATCGCTAAAGACAAGCAGCTCCACATACTAGCCGGTATTGTAACCGCAATGGTAGCTCAGGGGCTCACAGAGAGCCTCTGGGTAGCCTTCTTCGCCTCTGTGGTAGTAGGTGCAGCAAAGGAAGCTTATGACGTTACAGGGCGTGGTACAGTAGACTTCTGGGACTTTGTCGCTACAGTAGCGGGTGGGTTACTCTTTGTAGGTATTGTATCTGTTTTTGTATAAAGTACTTGACAGATCCCTGATTAACCTGTATAATAAGACTTAAGGTCTCCGGGGGTATATATACCTATGTATATAGATAAGTATAAGGCTATAGAGGATAGTATAGAGTTACTAACTAAAGGAGATGTACATGCTAAGTATACTCCTCAAGAGATTATCTCCTACCTACTCCTCCCTATAAATAACAATAGAGTAAGACTCTACTACCAAGGTACTAAGCCCATAGGGTTAGTCACATGGTGTTGGTTATCACCTACTAAATCTAACCTGTTCCTAGACGATAAGTACTCTCCTACAGATGAAGACTACCGACTAGAGAACCCTGGCTCTGATTACCAACTATGGGGTATCGAGTTTATAACCCCTTATGGTCATGCACACAAAGTGATGAAGGCTATAAGGAAAGAACATAAAGAGATGTACGGAACCACTAAGGTCCACTTCCGTAGGTTTTATGATAGAAATAGACTACACAGAAGGACTTTCTGATGATCAACAACCCGTTTATGCCAACTACACGTTTCAACAGCTACATCGCTAGAGGCGGTGGAGGGGACGAAGGTGGTAGTGACTACCTGGGGGCCCAGTACGGGACCTCTACCCCTACCCCTACACCTACGGCTACACCTGCACCTACCTTTACGTCCACATACCCTGAGCTAGAAGGCAAGACGTACGCAACAGAGACAGAGCGTACAGCTGCAGAGACAGCGGTCGGTGCTGAAAGAGCCAAGGCAGCTTCCTTGGCCCAGTATCAAGCTGATGTAGGTACGGCTGTATCTGGTGTAGATACAACAGGTATGGACGAGATTGCTAAGCAACAAGCTTATACTGTTGCCGCTCAGGGTGTTGAAGCCGGTGAAGGTGCTGATGTAGATGCAACAGCTAATTGGCTAAAAGAACAACAGGCCATGTACTCAGGTGCTGGTCAAGCGGCTGCACTTGAGAGCCAGTTGAAGACGTCTAGTGGTCAACGTGAGATGGCTACCGCCTCCGTGAGTGATCCAGCTAGTTTAACTGCTACAGCTGATGTCGCCACCATTGATCAGAATGCACCGGGCACCACAGTAGCGGATACAGTGGGTCAACTAGCTGGGGCAGCCCCTACAATCACGGACCCTAACGCCTTTAACGCTGCCGCAGTAGACCCTACCAAGGCTGCTGGTCAAGTAGCTACCGCTGCTGATGCTGTCCAAACAGTACAAGGCGAAGTATCTCCTGATGCTACAATCAAGGCGGCGCAGAGTAACCTTTCCCCAGAGGCCATAGCTAAAGCTGCTGGTTTTGACGATACCTACATTCAACAGGTAGTCTCTGGTCAACGTAAAGTCTCTCAGCAAGAGCTTATTGAAGCTGCAAAAGCTGCTAATATCCCTGTAGCTGAAGCTGCTCGGTTGCTTGAAGGTTATACCGATGTAGGCTCAGCAATGTTTGAAGGGGAAACCCCTCAGGTAGAAGCTGAGACTAACTATAACATTGGTCAAATGGAGGAAGCTAGTCGGCAAGTTCAGCAGGGTGAGTTGGCTACTGCACAAGGTGGGGATCTTGAAGCTGTACAGGCAAAGGCAGCGCAGACACTGTACTCTATCCAAGCGGCTTGGGCTAAAGGGACTCTGACAGATGAGCAACTTGCTCAGGCTCAAACTCAGTATAAAGACATAATAACTCAGGTTTCTCAGGGAACTGTCGATCCTAAGAGTCTAGCTGCTGCACAGGGTTTGGGGTTATCCCCTGAACAAGCACAAGCGGCCATGTCCGGTTACCAATCACAACTTGAAGCCGTTAAGGGGAAGATTGAGGCTGGAGAGTTAGTTACTGCACAGGACTACTACAACCTATCTCCAACTGATGCAGCTACCTTGCAGAAGCAGCAGGTAGAATCTGCAGTTACCTATGCTGATACTCTTGAGGCTGCTGCCGCTCAAAGTAGTTGGCAGTCAACCATACAGGCCGCACAAGGTTCTGTAGGGTCTGACATGCTTGTCAACGCTAAGGATGTAATCGGTGCTGCTAAGGCGACTGAAGCTGTGGCTGCTACACTGGATTCACTTAGTTCTGCTTCTATGGCTCAGGCTGCACAAGGTACTCTTTCACAAGGTGCCCTTGCTCAGGCGGAACAAGGCGTAGTTAATCCTAAGGCAACTATGCAAGGTCAGATGTCAAAGCTGATGGAGCAGTTCAACAATGGTACCCCTGCATGGGCAGCTGGTGCTATGCGAGCGGCTAACGCTGCTATGTCCGCACGTGGTATTGGTGCTTCCTCTATGGCTGGTGCAGCTATTGTACAGGCTACAATGGAAGCAGCGATACCGATTGCTCAGAGTGATGCACAAACCTTTGCTCAGATGGGTATGCAGAACTTGAACAACCGTCAACAGGTTGCTCTAGCTAACGCAGCTGCACAGCAGAACATGGGCATGGCTAATCTGAACAACCTGCAACAAGCTGCGCTACAGAACTCTGCTCAGTCGTATGGCCGTGAGATGGCTAACTTGAGTAACCAGCAGTCTGTAGTTCTTGCTAACGCTCAGTTCAAGAATGCTTTGGCTGGTCAGATTCTAGACATTAAAACTCAGTCTGCTATGGTTAACGCTGCTAAGTATGCAGAAGTTAACAATATTAACCTTAACAATAGCCAGCAAGCATCTCTTCAAAACTCTGCACAAAACTTGCAGATCGAGATGTCTAACCTGTCTAATACTCAACAGGTTGCTTTGTCTAACCTTCAGGTAGCTGCAGCTCTTCAAGGGCAGAACCTGAGTAATGAACAGCAGATGGCTGTGTTGCAGTCTCAGAATAACTTTGAGTCAGCTAAGTTTGATGCTACAGCTAAACAACAAGCGTTTATGCAAGATGCTCAGGCACGTGCAGCTATGGAAGGGAAGGCGATGGATATCCGTCAGCAAACCCAACTGTTTAACGCGGCCCGTGTAGCTGAAGTTAATGACATGAACTTGACAAACCAGCAACAGGTGAACTTGCAGAAGTCCACTGAAGCATTGCAGGTTGAGTTGACTAATGTCTCTAACCGTCAACAAACTGCTTTGGCTAATACACAACTTCGTGCAGCCCTCCAAGGTAAGGTTCTGGACAATCAACAGCAAGTGGCAGTTCTTAATGCTGAGCGCTATGCTGAGATTAACAAGATCAACCTTAGTAACAAGCAACAAGCGTTTGTTCAAGATGCTAATATCAAAGCGGCTATGGAAGGGAAAGTCCTAGACAACAAGCAGCAAACCGCACTGTTCAACGCAGCACGTGCAGCTGATGTGGCTGACATGAACCTTAACAACGAGCAGCAGGCTACAATCTTGAAGTCTACTCAAGCTCTTGAGATGGAACTGTCTAACACCAGTAATCGTCAACAAACTGCTTTGGCTAATGCTCAGTTAAATGCAGCTTTGCAGGGCAAGGTCCTGGACAATCAACAGCAGGTAGCAATCTTGAATGCTGAACGTTACGCTGAAGTTAATAACATTAACCTTAGCAACAAACAGCAGAAGTTCGTACAAGAGTTTGTATCTAAAACTACGATGGAAGGTAAGGCAATGGATAACCGCCAACAAGCGGCTATCTTCAATGTGTCTAGCCAACTGGAAGAGCGTAAGATCGAGCTGGATAACGAGCAGAAGACTTTGTTGTTTAATGCCACAAACAAGCTAAGTGTCAGCATGGCTGAGATGTCCAACAAGCAACAAACTGCTTTGGCTAATGCTCAGATTGAGGCTGCACTTCGTGGTCAAGAACTGAGTAATGAACAGCAAGCTAATGTGCTAAACGCTGCAAAGTTTGCCGAAGCTGCTAACATGACCTTTACAGCTAAGCAGAACGAAGCACTACATAACTCCACCCTTATGGCTAACATTGGTAGTCAGGTTATGAATGCTGAGAATGCTGCAGTTTTACAGAATGCAGCTGCTGCAGCCTCGATGGATATGGCTAACCTTAGTAACCGTCAGCAAGCTGCTGTGATGAATGCTCAGTCCTTCCTCCAGATGGATATGAAGAACATGGACTTCGAACAGCAAACAGAGTTGTTCAAGGCACAGAGCAATATCCAAGCTATCTTCA